CTTCTTGGTTCGTTCTAGGTAGTAGGTGTGGACATTGTCAAATGAAATGTTTTTATGTTCAGTTTCATCTGAACCTTTCCAGGTATCTATATCTGTCAGGGTAGATGTTGGGTCAGTTAATATATTATCAAGTAGCCATACTGAAGCGTCGCCTGTATAGGCGCCAATCTGTAGGAACTTAAGGTTTGGTTTACCCTCAAACTCGGTTAAATGGTTCTCAAAGTTATACTGTTGACCTACAAACCAGTTAGGGAAATTGGGTGTGTCGCTTTGCATTAGATGTCCTATCTGTGTATAATTGAATATATTATAACCTATATATTAATAATATACAGGCGCCAAGGCGCCATATTATAATATATATATTATAATATATAACTAAATTTAGATAGTTCTCTCGTGTCGAGTACTCTCCTGTCCTCCATGGGAGGACTATCTAAACACTACCAGACAGGAGTTAAAATGTTTAATAAAAGAATTAATGAAGTTATTGAAGAATTATCTGATGCTATTTATCTTCTTAATGAAAACATTAAAGAGTTAAAAGAAGAAGTAGATTATCTCTACGATAAACTAGGTCTTGATGATTAAACTTGATGGATATGAATTACCTGCTCACGTATCTTACTCAGCATTTACATCTTTTTTGACTTGTGGTTATCAGTATTACTTAGGAAGATTACTTCAAGTACCTGAGGAACCAAGTGTCTGGTCTGCTGGTGGTAGAGCATTTCACTTAGCCACAGAATTGTATGACTTAGAAAATGAATGAGTTATGGACTAAGGCTTGGGAAGCAGAAACCAAGGATATTGATTTAAGTACAGCCCGCACTGCGGGTCGTTCCACTAAAGAAAATCCTAACAAAGAGGATGCAACTTGGTGGTACCAACAGGGTTCCAAGTGGGTAGACAACTACATCTCTTGGCGCAAGAACAATAAAGACTGGAAGATATGGACTACCCCACAGGGTGTTCGTGCTATCGAGTTGGAGTTAAATCCCATAATCGCTGACGTGCCAGTGAAGATGTTTATTGACAGGATATTTGAAGTTAACGGGCAACTTGTGATTGTCGACTTGAAAACATCCACACGTAAACCAACATCTGATTTACAACTTGGCTTTTATAAAGTTGGTGTAGAAGAGATGCTTGGTGTTGAAGTCAATCTAGGTAACTACTGGATGTCTCGTGAGTCAGGGACAGGAGAGATGATTGACCTTAGTAGATATACAAAAGATATGTTGGAATACTTTGTTGATGGATTCGACAAGGCTAGGAAGGCTGGTATCTTTCTACCGAACTTACAATCGTGCAGTTACTGTGGACTCACAGAACACTGCCAATTTACGAAAGGCAAATAATGGCTAATGAAGACTGGAAACTACAAGTTTCTTACAAGTCTCCTAATGGAGATTTGATTAACATACGTGCTAATACATCTGATGAACTGTCAGTGCTGCTTGAAGGTGTGAGTGATTACTCATCACAGATTGCAGCAACTGGAAAGTTAATTGCAGGTGCTTACACTGCTGCCCCTTTGGGGACCACTGGTTTAACTCAAGGCACTATGCCCGCAGTTACCTCATCAATCGTCCAGACATCGGAAGCGTCGCCTACTTGCATACACGGAAATCGGAAATTCTTGAGTGGTATCAGCAAGAAAAACGGAAAACCGTACAAGATGTGGGTGTGTCCACAGCCTCAAGGGGCGGACCAATGTCAAGTAATGAACGGTTAATACAACCAGAACTTGAATAAATTTGGTAAGAGAATTTTTAATTGGTGGGGAAGACAGTTAGAAATTCTCTTACCATCATTAGATGGGAGAATTAAATGCGTACACTTGTTCGCTCTGTAGGTAGGTCAGATATTGGTGGAGAACCTCTGCCCTCTGTATTCAGAGCATTTGAAAGTAATAAAATTATTTTGCGTAGAGCAGAAGTATCTATGCTTGCTGGTACTCCTGGCGTTGGTAAGTCAACGCTTGCCTTGGCCTTAGCATTAAAGATGAAGGTGCCTAGTCTTTACATATCAGCAGATACCAATGCTCATACTATGGCTATGCGATTAGCCTCAATGATTTCAGGCAAGAATCAAACTGATGTAGAACAGTTAATGAATACTGATTATGGTTGGACCAAAGCAACTCTTGCCAAAGGTTCACACGTAGTATGGTCATTTGAATCTAGTCCTACATTGCAGGATATTGATGAAGAAGTTCAAGCCTTTGAAGAACTATGGGGCTGTCCTCCGACTGCAATTTTTGTAGATAACTTAATGGATATTGCTACTGATGGTGGCGAAGAGTTTGCCTCAATGAGAGCAATTATGAAGGAATTAAAGTACCTTGCTCGTGCTACCAATGCAGCAATTATTATTCTTCATCATACGAGTGAGGCAGTACAAGGAGACCCTTGTCAGCCACGCTCTGCATTACAGGGCAAAGTAGCACAATTACCTGCCCTTATCTGTACACTTGGTGTAGTGGGAACATCAATGGCTGTTGCTCCCGTGAAGAACAGATACGGAAGGGCTGATGCAAACGCTAACTTGCTAACGTGGTTAGCCTTCAATCCTGAGTATATGTTTATGGACGATATACCAGAAAATATATAAGGAGAATGATGATACAAGAAGAAAACGATATGACTCAAGAGATACGTCAACTCGTATTACTTGAATTAAATGCAGAGATACAACACTTCATTGGCAAGATTGAACAAGCAAAGATTAATGCAAAAGATGAATGGGGAGATGGACTTAATACTGGTTTAGATTGGGCTGTTCGCATTCTTAAGAAAGATAAGAGTGCATACTAGTGCCATCTCAATCCCGTAAACATAGGGGATATAGAAGTCAGAAAGTAGTTGCTGAATACTTAGTGGCTAATGGATTTCCATATGCAGAATCTACTGGTGCTGGGCGCAGTGGTACAGATATAACTGGTTGTATTGGTGTTGACTGGGAGATAAAAGCACGTACTGGATTTAATCCATCTAGTGCCATTGCACAATTAAAGGAACGTGCAAAGAATGGTGTGCTTGGTTTAGTTTGTTTAAGACTCAATGGACAGGGAGAACAAAAAATTAAAGACTGGGTTGTAGTCTTAAGACTTGAAGATGCGGTGAATCTGCTTAGAGAGGCAGGATATGGTGAGAAAAAATGACAATGACTTACCAAGTATCAGAGAAGTACTTACACACTACGGAGCACACATACGACAAACTCACGGGCAAGTTAATCTCAAGTGTCCATTCCACTCCGATACTCACCAGTCGGGAAGTGCTAATCTCAACAATAATATATTCATCTGTTTTGCCTGCGGAATGCAGGGTAACAGTTTACAAATCATTAGCAAACAAGAAGGGGTAAATCTACGTGAAGCAAAGCGTATTGCAGAAAGAGTTGTTGGGGAAAGCAACGGAAAAGTACAGGGAAAACATTTATCAGGCGGAAGTCTACCTAAAAAACAGGGGCATTCCAATAGAGATAGCACGGCTGGCGCAATTAGGCGTAGTAGAGGAGCCTGAGGTTGGACACGAAACATACATTGGCAGACTTGCTATACCGTATGTCACCAAGACTGGTGTTGTTGATTTGCGATTTCGTTCTCTTAACCCTGCTGTTGAGCCTAAGTATATGGGGCTAACTGGTGCTGAAACCAAAATGTATAACGTACTTGATATTGAAAAAGCAAATAACTTTATTGGGGTATGTGAAGGTGAACTAGATACAATAACTATGTCAGGTTGTGTTGGCATACCTTGCATTGGTGTACCTGGTGCTAATAGTTGGAAGAAACATTACACAAGATTGCTTGCTGACTTTGAAAGAGTATTCGTTTTCGCAGATGGAGACCAACCTGGCACTGAGTTTGCTCGTAGCCTTGCTCGTGAATTACCAGTAACCATTGTTCAACTACCTGATGGGCACGATGTTAACTCAATGTTTGTAAAAGAAGGTGCGAACTATTTTCACAATAAGATAAATAGTAAATGAACCTTGAAGACCAACCACCCTACAATACTTGCAATGAATGTGGGCAAGAGTTTGATAGTTCTTTTGAGTTGGTCGACCACTTGCTAGAAGATGATGAAGAGTTTGACCCTTATCTAGTTTTACCTAGTGGATACAGGTTAATGCTTGGTTCAATGCTTAGATTTATTTATAACAATGCAGATAGTCCTGAGCAAGTTAAGTTAATTACTCAGTCAACCTATGTAACCCTCTTTGCTTCTGAGAATGGCTTTGAACCAATAGAAGAACTCATAGAAGATATGGTGGTTAAGTCAGCATTAAAGGATTTTGATGATAGTCTTAAGACATTATTAGAAGAGGAAAACCCTACCAATGAAAGCGGAGAGTGAAGAAATATGGCAGATTATAACCCATTTGGAAAATCAAGGCTTCCACATATACTCGAAAGAGATTCAACAAAATTATCTGGTGTTAACGTTAAAGATTCCCCTGCTCTTAAACCAGAATTTAAAAGAGATGTAGAGGATATATTTAATGAACTCAAAGATTTACTCCTCAGCAAACACATTGATTACGGTCCGAAAAACATCAGCGAATCCCCTGGTGGACCTGTCAATGGATTGCGAGTGCGTATGCACGATAAACTTGCAAGGATTAATAACCTTGTTGACCAAGGCGGGAAACCACAATACGAATCCCTTGAGGACTCGTTCAAGGATATGGCTAACTATGCCATCATCGGACTACTAGTGCTCAGAGATAAGTGGGATAATGACTAACAAGTCTTCGTTTGATTTAGACTTTGGCTTTGGACGTAAGGGTGAACAACTTGTAGATGAGTTGCTTACTGGCGAACGAACAGTTGAAGTAAAGCGTGATAGGAAATGGGCTAAGACTAATAACCTTTATATTGAAACTGAATGTTTCTTTAAGAAGATAGAGGATTGGGCACCGTCAGGATTGGGTGTAACTGAGGCTTCGTATTGGGCTTTTGTTTTAGAAGATAGCACACTCATTGTTCCTACCGACGCACTTAGATATGCAGTTGAAAAGTTTGGTAGAGAAATTACTTGCAACATTCCACCTAATATATCTAAAGGATTTTTAATTACAGTAGATGATTTAATGACGGCAACTAGGTTACACAAGAGGGAAGTAAATGGAGTGGAGTAAGATAAAACCTTGGGAGTATGTTGTTGACGCAGTTGCTTCCGAGTATTATAAAAAATTTCCAATGGTTGAACTGAAAGATATTAAACAATCTTTATACCAATGGTTCTTTGAACACCCGAATAAAGTAGAAGAGTGGGAAAAAATTGGTGAGAAAGATGTAAAGAATTTAATCTATCGCTCTCTACGTAACCACGCTTTAGACTATTGTCAAGAGTGGAAAGCCAACACAAGTGGCTACGAAACCAGTGATTTATACTACTATGAGGCAGGTTTGGTAGAGGCACTGTTGCCCTCTGTCTTAAGAGGTGAAATAAATATTGGTCACAAATTAGATTTAGGTGGAGTAAGAGGAACATCTGCTCCTGCCGAAGGCGGTAATCTTATGGCTATGATGATAGAAATTGACTATGCATATTGGAAACTATCAAAAGAAGATAGAAAGATTTTATTCTTAAGACACGCAGAAACATTAGAATATAGATTAATTGCTGATGTCCTTGAACTTGGCTCAGAAGATACTGCTCGTATGAGGCAACGTCGTGCACTTAATAGATTAATCCGTAGACTTGGTGGATTTAAACCATACAATGATGTTGATTTAGAAAAGCATAATGAGAATAGCAGCAATGCTGAAGAACAACCTACCGATACTAAAGGTAGTGCTTAGTAAATCTTTCATTTGTTATCCGTCTTATAAAATCCAGTGCCCTTGAATTGAATAGAAACAGAATTAAAAACTCTGTCTGCTAATTCACCACAGACACATTCAACCTTGTGGCTTCGTTCATCTACACTTCTACTTAAGACGTAAAGTGCTTGACATTTATTACATCTATACTCATAAGTTGGCATTACTCACACCCATCTATCTCTGTCGGAGCGGTGGCTACTGCCCCGCATTCATCACATACTTGGTCTAACAAATACATTCCTACCTGTCTAGTTTCAGTATCCCAGATAACCTTTAAGTTCCACATCTTTGAACCACATACACATATGAATGTTGGTTCACCTCTTAAGTCAAACATTAATAGTAGTTGTGTTTAACGTGGAACCGCCAAGCAGAGCAAGGGGTTTTGTATCTGTGTTGGATATATTTATATGTATGCAATAACTGAACCATTGGGTCTTTACTTGTTTCTTTAAGTCTTTGTCCAATTCCGTATGCACTTGAACCAGATTGGTTCTTTGCAAGATGGTCATACTTTGCTTCTTTATAGAATATTCTATCAAGGCAAGTCCACTCCTTATCTTTCCAACCGTATCCAGTCCAAGCAATCTTTTTAGCCAACGTTTTATTGGCTTTTTTCTGCTCCATTGTAGCCTTTGTAGGTTCAGGAGTGGGGGATTTATGCGGTATTCCTAGTCTTTGTATGGGATAAAAGATTAGGGTAATGACTAACAAGGCCATAGCCACTACCCGTTTTCCTATTAACTTGCTTTTTTTATAAGGTTTCTTCTGAGTTTTCTTCTGTCGTGTTCTGTTAATCCGCCCCATATACCGAACCTTTCATTATTAGTTAATGAATATTCAAGGCATTGGGTCTTGACATTGCAAGCCTTGCATATATTCTTTGCGTCTACAGTTCTATCCCCTTTTTCAGGGAAAAATATTACTGGGTCTACCTCAGCACACAAGGCTTCCTTTACCCATTCAGGTGGTAGCAACCCTATATCTAAGTTCATTTAACCATCTTCAATTTATTATCGTTTTCCCATATCTCGAAGACATTACCATAGTTCAAGTCTTCTGTGCGTAGGACGGAGTGAGATTGATGAGCGTATAGAAATTCATCTTGCTCTTCTGTCTTAAGACTACCCCAATTCTCTGGCAATTCGATATTGTCAGGAAGGAATACATCTACAATTCTTGTGCCTTTGACATTGTAGATTATAGAAAACTGCCTCATTTCTTTAACCTCGCAATCTCTTTATCCTCACAATCAGAGCAGGTATCTGACCTGTATTCTACTCGGTCATATTCTTTTGAGCAGATAACACAGTTAATCAGTTCTTCATAGCCTCCATTGTAGGCATAATCATCTCCAAATAGATAGCGTG